TCGATATCGAAGTTGACTTTGACCCAGAACGTGGGTACAGTTCACCTGAAGATCCTTTTACTGCTATTACAGCAATCACAGTACACCTACAATGGCTTGACAGTCTTATTACACTTGCTATGCCGCCAAAGGGTATGAGCATGGACGATGCCAAGTATGCTGTAAAAGACTTTCCTAACACATATTTGTTTGACAGTGAAGCAGAAATGCTTGATACGTTCCTTACACTAATTGAAGATGCAGATATACTAAGTGGTTGGAACAGTGAAGGTTATGATATTCCATACACTGTTAATAGAATTACACGAGTGCTATCTAAAGAAGATACAAGACGCTTTTGTTTATGGGGTCAATATCCTAAGAAAAGAACATATGAAAAGTTTGGAAGAGAACAGGAAACCTATGACCTAATAGGCAGACAGCATTTAGATAGTTTGGAATTGTATCGTAAATACACGTATGAAGAAAGACACACTTACAGGCTTGATGCCATTGGTGAAATGGAAGTCGGTGAAAAGAAGACTGTGTACGAAGGTACGCTCGATCAACTTTATAACAATGACTTCCGAACGTTTATCGAATACAACCGACAAGACGTTGCACTACTGGACAAGTTGGACCAAAAACTAAAGTTTATTGATCTAGCCAATGAACTTGCACATGCAAATACAGTTTTGCTACCCACCACAATGGGTGCTGTTGCAGTTACAGAACAAGCAATCATTAATGAAGCACATAGACGTGGCTTTGTAGTTCCTAACAGAGTACACAGAGAGCCTGGCTCAGAACCGGCGGCAGGTGCTTATGTTGCATATCCTAAAAAAGGACTGCATGACTGGATTGGGTCAATGGACTTGAATTCACTGTATCCTTCCGTTATTAGAAGTTTGAACATGGATCCAGCAACTGTTGTAGGACAACTAAAACCAGAATACACAGAAGAATATGTACGTGATGAAATGACCTTGCGTAAGAAGTCATTTGCGGCGGCTTGGGAAGGGCGTTTCGGCAGTTTAGAATATGATTTTGTTATGGAACAACGCAAAGACAAGCAGATTACAGTTCTATGGGAAAACGGCGAAAGTGATGTAATGAGTGCCGCGGAAGTTTATAGACTAATCTTCGAAAGCAATCAACCTTGGATGTTAAGTGCTAACGGAACTATATTAACTACAGAATTTGATGGTGTTATTCCAGGACTGTTAAAGCGTTGGTATGCTGAACGTAAAGAATTACAAGCCAAAATGCGTAAAGCAATTGATGCAGGAAATAAAACAGAAATTGCATTCTGGGACAAGCGACAGTTGGTTAAAAAGATTAACTTAAACAGTTTATATGGTGCTATTCTTAATCCAGGTTGTAGATTCTTTGATCCACGGATTGGACAATCAACTACGCTAACAGGTCGTGCTATTGTTAAGCATATGAGTGCTAAAGTAAATGAAATTGTTACAGGTGATTATGATCACATAGGTAAAGCAATTATATATGGAGATACAGACTCTTGTTACTTTAGTGCATATACAAGTTTGCGTCCTGAGATCGAAAAAGGTGATATCCCATGGGACAAAGACAGCATTATTGCATTGTATGATCAAATCTGTGAAGAAGCAAACAAATCATTTCCTAACTTTATGAACGATGCATTTCATTGTCCTAAGTCAAGAAGTGAAGGTGTTATTGCCGCAGGTAGAGAAGTTGTAGGTGAAAAAGGATTATTCATTACCAAGAAACGTTATGCAATTTTAATTTTTGATAACGAAGGCGAACGTAAAGACGTTGATGGCAAACCAGGCAAAGTAAAAGCAATGGGCCTCGATCTCAAACGTTCAGATACTCCTGTGTTTATGCAAGACTTCTTAAGCGAAGTACTGTTAGCAGTGCTAACAGGTGCTAAAGAAGAACAAGTGCTTGATATGATTACTGAGTTTAGAACTGAATTTAAAGCACGACCAGGCTGGGAAAAAGGCTCGCCTAAACGTGCAAACAACATTACAGATTATCTTGCTAAACTTAAAAAGCAAGGTAAAGTTAATATGCCAGGACATGTAAGGGCAAGTATTAACTGGAATAATCTGAAAGAAATGAACAGTGACAACTATTCTATGAACATTGTTGATGGAATGAAAGTTATTGTTTGTAAACTAAAAAACAATCCAATGGGATATACTTCGGTTGCATATCCTACAGACGAACTAAGAATACCAAGTTGGTTCCAAGAACTTCCGTTTGCGGACGATGAAATGGAATCAGTTATCATCGATAACAAAATTGGCAACTTATTAGGCGTTTTGGATTGGGATATTAAATCAACCGAACAGAAGAATACATTCAATAATTTATTTGACTTTGAATGATTTTCTAAATATAATATGTAAAAGGAACGGAGAAAACAAATGAAAGACATTTTACAAGATATTGTAGCACATACACATGCACTTGGCTTTTTGAATATTGTCAAGGTCAATGGTGATGATGCACAAACTGGTATTGACAGCATGGCTGAAGATCGCTCAGTAATTCTACAGGCTAATACAAAAGCCGCACAGGTAGAAATGAAGGGCACTTTTGGTATGCCTAACCTAAACAAACTAGACATTCATTTGAAATGTCCAGAATACAAGGACGGTGCAACTATTGATGTTGTTACTGCTGATCGCAATGGTCAAACTATTCCTGTAGGTATTCACTTCGAAAATAAAGCAGGCGATTTTAAAAACGATTATCGTTTTATGAACGCTGATATTATCAACGAAAAACTTAAGACTGTTAAATTTAAAGGTGCTAACTGGGACGTTGAAGTACAACCTACTGTTGCTAATGTACAACGTTTTAAATTACAAGCAACTGCAAATGCAGAAGAAACTGTGTTTACTGTTATTACAGATGGTACAGATATTAAATTTAAGTTTGGTGATGCAAGTACACACGCAGGTGAGTTTGTTTTTGCAACAGGCGTAACAGGTAGCCTTAAAAATGAATGGGCATGGCCAGTAGCACAAACAATGGCTATTTTAAATCTTGATGGTGATAAGACTATGCGTATTTCAGATCAAGGTGCAATGCAAATTCAAGTTGACAGCGGACTAGCAACATATGAATATATTTTGCCTGCACAAAGCAAGTAGGAGATAAATTTTGAAAACTGACTTAACAGCAGAGCAAAAGGACTACGCAATATTTCTTCCGGCGTTGAGTGGCTTTTATGCTACATTTATTGGTAAGCAACGTAAAGAAGAATATGTTGAAAAGAACCGTATTCCTTTTCCTAATAATGATATGGAAGGACTTAATTGGCTTAATCGTCAAAAGGGTATATTTCAATATCACTGGACACTATATTCGGCAGGACATGCAGAACTTGATATAAACAAAGATGCTCCTAAAGAACTTATGATCCGAGAACGTGATCGTGAGAACAGTTGGCTGTTAGGTGACTCAGGCGGCTTCCAGATTGGTAAAGGCGTTTGGGAAGGTGATTGGAAAGATCCTAATTGTCCTAAGGCACAAAAGAAACGTGAGCAAGTTCTTACGTGGATGGACGCTTACATGGACTATGGTATGATACTTGATATTCCTGCTTGGGTATCACGTTCACCAGCAGGTGCTAAAGCAACAGGCATTGACAACTATCAAGATGCTGTAAATGCCACACGCATCAACAACGATTACTTTATGAAGAATCGAACAGGTGCTTGTAAATTCTTAAACGTACTACAAGGTGAAAATCACGCTGACGCAGAAGATTGGTATCAGCAGATGAAAGACTACTGCGATCCTAAGAAGTATACAGATCACTTTAATGGTTGGTCAATGGGTGGTCAGAATATGTGTGATGTACATCTTGTGCTAAAAAGATTAGTAGCATTGCGTTTTGATGGATTGCTCGAAAAAGGTAAACATGACTTTATGCACTTCTTGGGTACAAGTAAGTTAGAGTGGGCAACGCTCTTAACAGATATTCAAAGAGCAGTTCGTAAGTATCACAATCCTAATTTTACAATTACATTTGACTGTGCTAGTCCGTTCCTAGCAACAGCAAATGGTCAAATTTATTGTGAACTTGAAACAAAAGACAGAACTAAATGGGTATACAGAATGGTACCTAGCATTGACGACAAAGCATTGGCAACTGATACAACATCATTTGGACAAGCATTTGTACGTGAAGGCAAACACGGAAGTTTCTTAGATAGTCCTATTACACAAAGTTTACAGGCAAAAGATGTTTGCATCTATGCGCCAGGAGACCTAAATAAAATAGGCAAAGAAGGAAAAACATCATGGGATAGTTTTTCTTATGCGATCCAAATGGGTCATAATGTATGGAGTCACATTAATGCAGTACAAGAAGCAAACAGGCAATACGATAACGGAACAGTTCCGAACATGCTTGTGGAAGAGTCCTTTAACAGGGTATTTTTTAGAGATGTTGTGGAGGCAATATTTGCAACGTCAAACAGAGACGAAGCCGAAGCAATCATAGAAGAATTTTCAAGATTCTGGATGTCAATTATTGGCACTAGAGGAGCAACGGGTAAGAAAACTGTAAACGCAAGTACACAATTTGCAAATCTATTTGAGGAGGCATAATGGCTAAAATTAAAAACAAAGCAGTAAAAAAGTTAACCAAAGAGCATGAATACTATTCTAAAAAGGTTGACGAAATAGAAAAAGAGCGTACAATGTATAGAGACTTCGGTCATAAGGCTCTTTTAATTAAACTAAAGAAAACTAAACTTTATATTAAAGATCAACTTGATAGGCTATTAAAAAATGAAGCGTGATTATGCAGACGGTGTAAAAGATGATGTAATATACTTTACAGGTTACGAAGTCGAAAAGACACCAGCATATGATATGGACACACTATTTGTTGTAGGCTGTCGTCCACTAGAAGAAGTTCTTGAAAAGGCAAAAAAGAATCATGTTGATCACATCTATCTTGGCGCTAATCATAGTTTTGTTCCAAAAGAAGATTGGGAAGATCTAGTACACGGTTTGCTTGATAAAAATTATTGGGTAACCCTAGACTATGATGTTAAGTATCACGAATGGGTACTAGAAATGGGTTTTAACGAAAAACACAAGTTTATTAGTATGTTATCAGTAAAACTTCCTTATGTAAATCAATTAAACTATAATGCTTGTATCAAAATCGACGATGCTGATTTTGATCATTCTAATCCCGGAGTTTGGATTCAACCTGTACACGGCTTACTAGAACGTGATAAGTTTACAGATTGGAGCAAATATGGCAATGACGAACCTAAAGATTAACTTGACAACAGCACTGAAAGGCACTATAATATGAGTATAACTGATAACATGATGAAGGAAGCAATGGCAGAAGACAATCACAGACGTATTATGAATACGGCAAAGAGAATGATTTGGGTGACTTTCCGTAAGGAAGGTATCCATAAGTATCCTGCGGCACTAGAAGATCCTAGTCTTGCAACAGGTGATGAATATGATGTTTCGTTTTTGGGATATCCCCACAGACACATATTTCATTTCAAGGTTGGTATTACTGTTACACACAACGACAGAGATATCGAATTTATTCAATTCAAAAGATGGTTAGAAAAACTGTACGAGGAGAAGACACTTGAACTAGACTACAAGAGTTGTGAAATGATCTGCGATGATCTATACAATCAGATTATTGCTAAACACCCGGGCAGAGAAGTACACATCGACGTTAGCGAAGATGGAGAAAACGGTGCCCATATCGAGTACGCAAAATATTAAAGGAGATGACAGTGTCATATTTTGCAGACCACCCAGAGATCGTAAAGATCTTTAACGACCTTGAATCATACAAGGATTGGTGCGTGAACAGTTGGGTTCACGGTGACTCTAAGAGTTATGTGTTTGATGAGAAGGACTTGTATAACAATGCAAGTTATCCTTGGCAAATGTATAACAGACATAAGAACCGACTTAAGAAAAAGTTGGCTCGTAAGCGTAATAGGCAAAGGAATTAGGAATGAAGATTTGGTTAGTAGACTTAGAAAGTGTTGAAACACGTTACACAAGTGAGTGGAAGGTACACGTACCTAAAATACTTTCTAGTACTAGTGTATTTGATAAAAATAAAGTAACTGTTGAAATTATTGACGGTGCTGATGATATTCCAGATGCTACTACACCAGGTGCTTTCTTAAACTTTGGTGGTACTAACATTTACAAGTCTACACAGATCGAAAAGATTTCTAGAGCCTTTACAAAAGGAAAAGTTAAATCTGGGGATCATATACTATTCACAGACGCTTGGCATCCAGGTATTATTAACATCAAATACATGGCCGAATTGTTAGGTATTGATGTAATAACACATGGATTATGGCATGCGGGTAGTTATGATCCTGCAGATTTTTTAGGTAGACTAGTAGGTAATAAACCTTGGGTAAGACACGCAGAGAAAAGTTTCTTTGAATGCTTTAACCATAATTACTTTGCTAGTAATTTTCATATAGATATGTTTGCTAAAGAATTACTAGGCATTAGTAAAGAAGACACAGATAAACTATGTGAAAGTAAAAAAATTGTGCGTACAGGTTGGCCTATGGAATATACTGCTGACTCACTTGTTCCATTTAAAGGTATGCAGAAGAAAAACTTAATTTTGTTTCCTCACAGAGTTGCTCCAGAAAAACAACCTGAAATTTTTAGAGATTTAAAAGAAACATTACAAGGCGACTATGAATTTGTCGTTTGTCAAGATCAAAGATTAAGCAAAGTCGAGTATCACAACTTGCTAGGCGAAAGTAAAATGATCTTTAGTGCTAACCTACAAGAAACATTAGGCATTAGTGCATATGAAGGTGCGATTGTAAATTCGTTTCCGCTTATGCCTGATAGATTAAGTTATACAGAAATGTATGATGACTATTTCAAGTATCCAAGCGAATGGACTACAGACTGGGATAGTTATATTGCAAATAAAGATAAGTTAATTGAAAAAATTCATTGGATTATGAATGACCATAAGAAACATTATGTAAATCTAGATCGGTTAGTTAAATTCTTAAGTGATGAATATTTTAGTTGCAGAAAACTAAAGAATGTGTTACAATCATACAATGAAGAGACATCCACGTCTTAAACTCGGAGAAATAAATGGAAAAAACAAGAGAAATTACAAAACGTTTGCAAGAAGCAAATAAACGCTATTGGGCAGGCGACAATATTAGTGACTTTATTAACGAAGGTGAAAAAGAACAACTAATTGAAGAAGCAACTGAAGCATTTGAAAAAGTATTAGATACACTAATTATCGATAGATTTACAGATCCTAATTCACAAGGTACAGCAAGACGTCTTGCAAAAATGTATTACAACGAACTAATGGCAGGACGGTATGATAAGATTCCTAATGCAACTGCATTTCCTAATGATGGTGAAGATGCATATACAGGTATGTTAGTAGTACGCAGTGAACTTAAGAGTGTTTGTTCGCATCATCATCAACCAGTAACAGGTGTAGCATATATTGGTGTTATTCCTAATGGTAAAGTAATTGGACTTTCTAAATACACACGTATCGCACAATGGTGTGCTAGACGTGGTACACTACAAGAAGAACTTGCTAATGACATTGCACGTGAGATTGAAAAAGCAACAGATGCAAAACATTTAGGAGTGTATATTCAAGCAACACACGGATGTTGTGAGAACAGAGGTATTATGGCTCATAGCAGTCTTACACAAACAACAGTACTTAAAGGTAGTTTCAAAGACGATCCAGGTACTAAAAAAGAATTTATGGACAATATTAAATTGCAACAGGAGTTTGCTCCGAGATAATTATGACTAAAACAGAGATAAAAATTCCTACAACTGTAACATATGAGCCTGTAACAACAGAAGGCGAATATTACACTAGTGCTAATACAGATTTTGCACCTAGTTACAGTATTGCAGAAGATATAGACAATACTGGTACATTTACTATAAGCACTGACGGTTGGTCTAATTATAATGAAAGTGGTACTTACATTGACACAGATCTAGTTAAAAGTAATCCTACTTGTAAAGCATTATGGGATCAATTTATGTATGTTTATACTATGGTAGAAGCAGACAAAGAAAACAATGAGGATAAAGATGACGTTCCGTTTTAGATTTTTTAAATGGATAGGTGGGTTTGACTTTTTAGATTGGCTAGACCTAATTGGTCGTAAACGTGTTATTATGGATCGCTATGCAAACGAACCTTATCTAACACGTTATTATTTGTTTTTAAAAGATCGTAAACGTTTTCCGTTTAATGTATTCTTACATAAATTCCACAAAGGTGACTTAGATGATTTGCATGATCATCCGTGGCCTTATTTTACACTTATTCTAAAAGGCGGATATTGGGAAACTACTCCTAAAGGACGTTTTTGGAGGAAGCCTGGGCACTTTAGATTTAACGGTTCTAAAAGTCTACATAGGATTGAACTAGAGCCTGGCGTTACACCTTGGACACTGTTTATCCCAGGACCTAAAATGAGAGAATGGGGATTCATTAGAGATGGTGAATGGGTAGATAATGAAACTTACTTGAGAGAAAAATATGAACTCGAACATTGATATACAAAAGTTTAACGAACAACAAACACGAGACTGGTTGTATAATGTATTGCATAGTGGTAATGTAGTAGTAAAATTTAATAAACTTAACGGCGATGAACGTGTAATGACCTGCACACTTAAAGAAGATGTTGTTCCACCTGCAACAAAAGAAGATCCTGCATCGCAGAAAAAAGTACGCAAAGTAAGTGAAAACGTTTGCGTGGTATGGGACGTAAATGCAAAAGGCTGGCGTAGTTTTCGTTGGGATAAGATTACAGGGGTAGAAGTAAATGCAGATTAAAAAGAAGTTTTATACTTGGCATGATGTAGAAGTTATGTGTACCAATATCGTAAATCAAATGTATTCAGACAATTGGCGTCCTGATTACATTGTAGGTATTACACGAGGTGGTAATGTACCTGCAACTATTATTTCAAACATGACTGGCATTCGTTGCGAAGCAATCAAAGTAAGTTTACGTGATGATAATAGTGAAAGTGAAAGCAATGCATGGATGAGTGAAGATGCGTTTGGTTATGTATACGAAGACTCTGACAAAGTAACAGGTGGGCCATTAGAAAAGAAAATTCTTATTGTAGATGATATTAACGATACAGGTGCTACATTTAACTGGATTAAACAAGACTGGCAAGCAAGTTGTTTACCTAACGATCCTAAATGGGAACGTGTTTGGGGCGGCAATGTTCGTTTTGCAGTATTAACAGAAAACTTATCAAGTGAATTTGACGGAGTGTCATATCACTGTGATGAAGTAAACAAAGCCGAGGAAGACGTATGGTTAGTATATCCTTGGGAAAACGTAGGAACATATGGCTAAAAAAGAACAACAACAACAGCAAGTACAAAACATAGACAGCAATGGCGTCTATCTTTTGATGGATCAAATAACATCTGCTTCGTGCAAAGATGCAATTAGATGGGTTATGAATCATAACCTTGCAGACAATCCTTTACCACAATTAACAATTATTATTAATTCACCAGGCGGTGATGTACATGCGGCATTTGCATTAATTGATGTAATGAAGTCAAGCAGTATACCTATTAAAACAGTAGGACTTGGACTTATTGCAAGTTGCGGTTTTTTAATCTTTATTGCTGGACAAAAAGGCAAACGTATACTAACACCTAATACTTCTATTCTATCACATCAATACAGTTGGGGTAGCAGAGGTAAAGAACACGAACTATATGCCCGTGTAAGAGAATTTGAACTAAGCACAGAACGTATGATTAATCATTATAAAAAATGCTTGGGCATGACTGAAGCAAAGATTAAAGAAATTCTTCTTCCGCCACAAGACGTTTGGTTAAGTGCAGAAGAAGCGAAGAAGTTAAAAATTTGCGATAAAATTGAGGAACTATATTAATGTATGATTATATTGCTGTACGCATTGCACAGGCTTTTATTATTACAGTTTTTGCTATGGGAATGATTAGTTTAAGTATTGATCTTTATACAGGAAAATTACCACTATGAGAGACGACCTAATGGTACAACAACAGGTTGAAGACAGTTGGCAACACATGGTTGGTGTTATCTGTTTAAATCAAGTTGACAGACGTCAAACTAAACCTGTGCTTAAAGAGTTTTTTGAACGTTGGCCTACTGCTGGTATTTTATTATATTCAACAGTAGAAGAAATTGCTGAAGTGTTGCAACCACTAGGTATGCAAAACGTTCGTGCTAAACGCATTTGGAAAATGAGTCAACAATGGCTAAGTTGGGACGGCCAGGATGCTACTGAACTATGTGGTATCGGAAAATATGGATCGGACAGTTATAGAATCTTTTACAAAAATGATATTCCACATGATGTACAAGATAAAGAACTTAAAAGATATATTACAGAGGAACTAACCCATGGCCACGCTTAAAGAACAACAACAAACACTAGATAATATTAAAGGTCCTAGATACTATCATATTCAATTATGGGGATACGGTGCTGAACACGCCTATGCTAGTATTTCAAAAGAAGCATATGACTTTTGGAAACCTATTGTAGATGAACATGGAGATAATGATCTATGTAACTATTTGTTAAACGCAGAAGAAGGTACATTTGACTTTGAAAATATTGATAGTGTACCGCCAAAAGCAAACTTTTTAAGTGATGACGAAGAAGGCATTGGTGCTTGTAGTTCGTGGTACGAAATGCCTAACGAGTTTGAACATATTCATGCAGTTACTATTGATAATGCTCAAATAGAAGTAAACGAAGTAGACGGTTTAGAATATAGTAGTAAGCATATCGAAACAATAATTGAAAATGAAAATGTTAATGACTGGGCCAGCAAGATCAGTGAAGAAACAGATTACGAAACTGAAATTCTTGATAGTGTTGAAGATACATATCCTGACAAAGGCACATACATTGTACAAATGCTTTCGTTAGAAAAAGGTACATTCTTTGATGGCATTGTAGAAACTGTAGGAGATTTTGATCCGAGTAAACTGAAAATTCAGTATAGTGAAACTACAAACGGAGAAGATGTAGTACGTGGTATTACTTACGAAGGCAATGACATAGATAATAACGGAGGAGATACTAACGGTAAGGGTTACGCCGCCTCTGTTTGGATACAGGAGTACTAAATGATCGATACCTTAGCAAAAGCACAAGAAGAAGGCAGAGCACCGTGGACTAAAGTTACATACGATACACGAGATTATGTTGTTTATGAAGATATCTATCCAGTAACACTAGGGCATACACTTGTTGTACCAAAAGAAAATACACAAGAATGTATTTTAAAATGTTTCAAATTTGCTATGGAAATGGGTACAATGAATGTTGAAGCAGAAAATAACCTAATTACAGGATTTAATGTAGGAATCAATATGGGTACTAGTGCAGGCCAAACTGTTATGTATCCACATGTCCATTTAATTTTCCGTAGAGACGGAGATATGGAAGAACCCGCAGGTGGTGTTAGGGGTGTTATACCAAATAAACAAAAGTATACCAAAAAAGACGTTACACAAATGGAAATGTTTGAAGAAAGTACTGGATGTTAATGGTTGACAAAAACCTAAATAAGCACTATAATATATAATAGGAGTTGTAAATGAAATTAAGATATAGTGAAGCATTTTATAGTGTTCAAGGTGAAGGACGTTTTGTTGGCGTACCTTCTGTTTTCTTGCGTACATTTGGTTGTAACTTTCGTTGTATGAACTTTGGTTTAGACAAGCACCCTAATAGAGCAGAAAAAGCAGAACAAGGTATTAAGTATAATCCAGAAGTAAAAGCACTTCTTGATGATGGAATTTTAGACAAGGTAAATAAGTTCGAGGATTTGCCTATTGTTCACACAGGCTGTGATACGTATGCGAGTATATATCCTGAATTTAAAAAGTATATGAAAGACCATACAGTTGACGAAGTAGTTGATTATGTATTGAGTCTTACTCCACAAGGTAAGTGGACAATGGATAATGGACAGGATGTTCATTTTATCTTAACAGGCGGTGAACCTCTGCTAGGGTGGCAAAGGTTATACATGGATCTATTTAAACACCCTAAAATGGGAGATCTAAAAAATGTTACATTTGAAACAAATACAACGCAACCTCTTAGAGATGATTTCAGAGAGTGGCTCAACAACGAAAGATCATTTCATATCACTTGGTCGTGCAGTCCAAAACTTTCCGTTAGCGGAGAGCCTTGGGATACTGCTATCAAGCCTGATATTGCTAGGCAGTACTTTGACGTACCTGATAGTAGTATGTATTTCAAGTTTGTTGTGGCTACCGAAGAAGATGTGGACGAAGTTTCCAAAGCAGTTGAAGCGTACCGTGGCGAAGGAATCGATGTTCCAGTCTATGTTATGCCGCTTGGGGGTAGGTCGGAAGAATACAAACTCAACACAAGAGGAGTCGCAACATTGGCAATGGAGCGAGGTTGGCGCTATACACCCAGACTACACGTCGACATCTTCGGAAACGCCTGGGGAACATAAACAAGAAGCACTAGATGAAAAAGCAAGAAAGGCAGGACTATAATGTTAGATAAACTTAAAAAAATGTTTAATAAAAATCATGTTCCTGCTTCTGTATCAAAAGAACCTGGAACTGATGCAAAAGCAGAGGCAACAAAAAAGAAAGAGCCATATGTAGCAGTTCTTAACGTAGAAATGAAAGACAACAATCCACGTAACGGTTTCTTTGAACTTGACTGGAATGAGTACTTTATTAGAGAACTTAGACTAAACGGTTATCAAGGTGATAGCGAAGAAGAAATTGTTGACGGATGGTTTAAGGAACTTTGCGGTAACATTGCTAAAGAAGAAGGTATAGCAAGTCCAGAAACTAAGATGGGTGCTGGCTTTGTAAACACAAAAGATATAGGAAACGGTAAGGCAGAGGTTAGTTAATGCTACAAGTTTGGAAAAGTATACATCCACTAAATGAATATGCTCCTACATGGAATATTCCTTTTTGGAATGCTATATATTCTAAGCCTGAAGAAATTGATTTTATTAGAAACTGGCTAATCGATAACGAAGAAAAACTTATTAAGACGTTAAAGAAAGACAGTGATGGCGGTGACGGAGGTACAGGACTAGGTGAAAATAGTCTTACTGCTCAGTACAGTGCATACAATCTTTTTCAAATTACACAGAATATTCCACAGTTTATGAATTTGTTAAACTGGATTAAAGAACAGTATATAGAATACATGAACTCTAATAGCACAACTGTTAGAAATTTGTATATGTTTAGTTGGGCGAACGTAGTACACAAAGGACAACCTATTACACAACATGGTCATGGTGCTCAAAACTTTTCTTACCTAAGTGGTAATATACATCTTGACAACTATGACACTCAGACTGTATACTATTGTCCTGTAGATGAACAAGTTAAAGTAGGATTTGAAAATGTTAAAGGCGGACTTACATTCTTTCCTAGTTATGTATTGCACAGTGTACCAGAACACAAGCAAGATAACAAAAGAGTAAGCATAGCATTTGATTTATTTGATCATGGCTTTGCTCCGCTAGAAGATTTAGATAAAGCAATTCAACTCAAAACAGTAGGATACTAATGACAAAAACAATTATAAAAAAGCAAAGTAGATATAAAAAAGAAGACTATCAAGTACTTGCCGATTGTATTCGAAGTGATCAATTAAGTGCAAAGCAGGTACATGAAACTATGGTATACAATCCCGACTTTGCTAAATGGTATAAAATGAAATATTTGATGAGGAAATAATGACTTATATTCTTGTAGATACAGCAAACACATTCTTTCGTGCAAGACATGCGGTAAGAGGAGATGCTGATATTAAGATCGGTATGGCTCTACATACTACATTTCAAAGCATTAGAAAAGCATGGAAAGACTTCGATGGCAGTCACGTAGTATTCTGCTTGGAAGGACGTAGTTGGCGCAAAGACTATTACGAGCCATATAAACGTAATAGACAAGAAACTCGTGATGCACTTACTCCTTCACAACAAGAAGAAGAACAAGTATTCTGGGAAACGTTTGATGAGTTTACAGGATTTATTCGTAACAAAACAAATTGTACTGTATTACAACACAAACAACTTGAAGCAGATGATTTGATTGCAGGTTGGATCCAAGCACACCCTAATGACAATCATGTTATTATTTCAACTGACGGTGACTTTGCACAACTTATTGCACCTAATGTTAAACAGTATAATGGTGTTATGAAGACAACCATTACACACGAAGGTTACTTTGATGAAAAAGGTCAACATGTAATCGACAAGAAAACAAAACAAGCAAAGCCTGCACCTGACCCACAATGGTTACTATTTGAAAAATGTATGCGTGGTGATACTAGTGATAATGTGTTTAGTGCATATCCAGGTGTTCGTAAAAAAGGCACTAAGAACAAAGTCGGTTTGCTAGAAGCATATGATGATAAAGATGCTAAAGGTTATAACTGGAATAATCTTATGCTACAACGTTGGACAGATCATTTAGGAGAAGAACATCGTGTACTAGACGACTATACTCGTAACGTTACACTTTGTGACCTAACAGCACAACCTGATGATATTAAAACGTTAATTGCTACAACTATTGCTGAAGCAATTGATGGTGCAAAGGATATTAAACAAGTTGGTGTGCGACTAGTACAGTTTGCTGGTTCATACGAACTAAACAAAATAACAGAACAGGCTCAGTCATTCGCTGAACCTTTAAACGCAAGATACGGAGGAAAACATGCAACAACTATTAGCCAAGCAGTTAGTGCCTAATAAGTTTTGGATTGTACAAGACAGAGGTAGAAAAGTTGGTACACTACAAAAAGATACTAACTGTTACTATCTAGTTACAAAACTAGAAAAAATTAAGTTTGACACAATCGACGAAATACATCAAACCTTCGGCGATAACTTCTTTGAACAGGTTAAACAAAAGATTGAAAAGCAAGAACAGAAGCACGAGGTATATAATTACCCAACAAGCACAAAGCCTTTTAATCCTTTGTATGATGTTAAAAAAGGCTTACCACTGTTTAGTAAAAGCAAAAAATCAAAAAGCCTTTACTGTGCAGGATATTACTGTATTAAATTTGACAAAGGTTGGGTTAAATCATTCTGTCCTAAACTTATAACACTACAACGTTATGGGTTTGAAGGACCATTTACAACAGACTTAGAAATGAAGGAAACATTGGCACGTGTCTCGAAATCCTCTTAATACTATCGCTATTGAAAACTTCTTGCAATCTGTTAAGGTAGCACAACGTACATCTGCTAAAGAACTTAAACTTGATGCAAAACAGTACAGAGACCTTGCAGATAGTATTAGCATGGTTATGACACGCCTAGTTGAACTACAGGATTCACAACAATCTGTTGAGCCTGAAGTAACCATACAAATGGACGGTGGTAAACTTTAGTAAAAAAGGATAAATATATACGTAGTTAATAAGGAAATTACGTATATGAGTAGACCTAAACCAAAAGTACTTTTAAAGTACACCGATAAAAATACATTTAGAAGTGAAGAAGTTCTGGCCGCGGAGGCTATCTGGGCAGTATTTTATCAAGGCAAACCTTTTAATTTAAAAAGCAGTAGTGCAGTAAGTCCTACTCCAGGACCTAAATACAAGAAGGTAAGTTTTAGTAATCCAGGTCATGCTCATAATCTAGCAAAAAAACTTAACAAGTTGTTTCAAACAGACGAGTTCAAAGTAGTAGAATTAACTAACGGAAAAATCCTGTAATGGACAAAAAGACCGCCTACACTAAAACATTCTTAATCGCGGCTGAAAAAGACACTAGCGAAGAAAGCCTTAAGAAATATCATATGCTGTTATGGCAGAACATTCGTGAAAAGGGCGATAGCGGACTACGTTTAACCAAAGAAGGATTTGAGTTTGTTGTTGATCAAGCAGATTTAAAAGTTCACGAAATACAATTTCCAAACGATATACAATTTACACCACAAGTATTCTTATACTTAGATCAATTTATTGATACACCATACTATGTTACTAAAAAACGCATCTATGTGCTAAGTGAAAAAATGGCACTACAACTTATGATGTTTGCGGGTGATATCAAACAGTACGGTCTTGCTCGTGCTATGGCAAAAGAACTAGAAGACTAGTTCATTTTGGACAGTTTTTTTCCAAAATAATCAAAAAAGCAGTTGACAAAATCCTGTAAGAGTGTATTATATAGTTATAGTTAGTTAAACAAGAGAGGTAAAAAATGTCAACACAAGCAACAGAGTCACGTACAGTTACTCCAAATGAAGCAAAAACTGCATTGCGTCATGCAATGCTAAAAGGTCGTCCTGTATTTTTATGGGGACCTCCAGGTATTGGTAAATCAGATATCGTTGGTCAAATTACAAATAGTTTTGAAAACTCTTTATTGATCGACATTCGTTTGTCACTATGGGATCCTACAGATATTAAAGGTATGCCATACTATGCGGCAAACGATAACACAATGAAATGGGCACCGCCTGTTGAATTGCCAGATGAAAAATTAGCAAAGAAATATAAACATATCGTTCTGTTTATGGACGAAATGAACTCAGCATCGCCGGCTGTACAAGCGGCGGCATATCAACTCGTACTTAACCGTAGGGTTGGTGCATACAAACTACCAGACAACGTAATGATTGTTGCCGCTGGTAACCGTGAAACAGATAAAGGCGTTACATACAGAATGCCTGCTCCATTGTCCAACCGTTTCCTACATTTGGAAATGCGTGTTGACTTTGAAGATTGGTTGCAGTGGGCAACTGAAAACAAGATTCACTCAGATGTAGTGGGTTACTGTTCTTTCGCAAAACAAGATCTTTATGATTTTGATCCTAAGAGCAGTTCACGTGCATTTGCTACTCCACGTAGTTGGAGTTTTGTGAGCGAACTTCTCGATGACGATCTGCCTGAAAACACGTTGACAGACCTCGTGGCAGGTGCAGTCGGAGAAGGCTTGGCAGTAAAATTTGCGGCACACCGTAAGGTTGCTAGTAAATTGCCAAATCCTACAGACATACTTTCTGGCAAAGTAAAGAGCATGGAGGCAACAGACATTAGTGCTATGTACTCATTGACTGTGTCTATGTGCTACGAACTTCAGGAAGCGTTCAAACGTAAAGAAAAAGGTTGGAATGCTATGGCAGACAACTTCTTTGGATTTATGATGGATAATTTTGAAACTGAACTTGTAGTGATGGGTGTAAGGGTTGCAATTTCCACTTACAAACTTCCGTTCAGTCCACAAGACTTGAAGAACTTTGATCGTTTCCATGACAAGTATGGAAAGTATGTTCAGGCCGCAATGGCGTCCTAACTAACTATAGAGGGGGTCTTCGGATCCCCTCGCTCTATTAGG